CAGCGCCAAAGTGACGCGACACGAGCAGCCCTGGTAAGGGTTACCCGTGAACGTAGATCTTGATGCGCTTGTACCCCGATACCCCTGGTAAGGTATCGGCTAATAAAACCCTTCCATTCCATTGTTCATAAGCAGACGAAATAAGATCAGGTCTTATGGACCCGGACTTCGACGTCTGACGAAAGAACTTTGGAAACCTATGGAAATCCATCAAAGGAGGTGAATCACCCTTGACGTAAATACTATAGGCCGGAAACACATAATCGGCGCCAAGCTTGTAAAAAGCCTTTCGCTTCTTATATGTAAAGGTCTCAAAAGTAAAGCCACCCCAACCTCGATTACGGTTTAACGGCTTAAGGATATGTTCACCGAGAAGGTGACCGTCTCCAAAACCGTCAGGGCCGAAGATCCGTAGACTCTCGTCTAAGAGATCTAATAACATCGAAGCAGGTTCAGGCTGCCCCGTCCGCACGTAGAAGTTGTGCAGTACGAAGCATGTTTGACCTGATAAAGAGTCCTTCAAATATGAAGGACGCACATCGATTCCCGACAAGTAGTCCTTACCGCAACTTTCGCGGAAGGGGCCATCGAAGTAACTCTTATCGACGTTAACCAAGAATCCGCACGAAGTGAGGACCTTGACTAACACGGGTACAGCGTAAGAGGGGACGATAATATCGTCTCCATAAACGCTGATGGTTCGATGATCTTCAGGATTACAGCAGGCTTCCGCCAAGCTGTAGAAGATCAACGACTCCAACGGAAAAGTAAAACCGTTGCCCATCGACGAGAACTTCTCAAGCCGCACGATGCCATCTTCTGTGGAAGCTTTCCCCGAGCGAAACGCTCTGAGAAAGTCCCACCACTCGTAAGGGAGCAAGCTCTCCACGAGTGAGGAAGCTATCGTATCCGACGCACTACTCAGGTCCAACGTTGCTAAGGCGTTGGTTAAGGACCCTTCTTGAGCCAAACGTTGATTTCTCGTCTGGTCAGAAAGATCCACACCGTGTTTGCGCAGACGCGCCGCCATATAGTCACCGATACCCAGTTGAACAAGAGTGTTCAACATAGGTTCGACGGCTATCGTACGGTCTGTCTTTGCGTTCTTCGGGACGAAGTCTATCTTGCAAGGATCAATCCTTACAGGTAGCGTTACACTCTTATCAGAGAGGCTGGATAGCCCACTCCACAGAGGTAACTCCGCTAACAATTCCGGGAGGAACCGTATAGCGTCTTCGCTACAACAGTACATCTGGCTCAGCTTACGCCGAACAGATGCATCTTTCTTTTTGACCTGAGTGGTCGCCCCTGGGCCGAAACGGAGTTTCAAGTCTTCAAGGCTTGGGAGATCTCCAAGAATAGTACTAATTTTCCGCTGAGCCCGAAAAAGGACGGACTCAACGTCAAGGGGAAAACAAAATCCCCCTTGATTGTACTTTCTGAAAATCTCATTCGTCTGTCGACATAGCTCCTCGGCCTCTACAGCCTTACCCCAGGCTACTGCGCGTGTATCGATACCTATGGACAGGTCTTGACGTTTTGTAAAAAACGCAAGACACTGCCTAAGATGTCTATAATCAGTTGCAGTGAGCCCGGTGTAGCTAAGGCTATAGTGACACAGGCCCAGAAGGTCTTTACTCTCAATGAGAGCACGTACTTCAGACGCCTGCTTACTCTCGTTACATTGCGAGAGATGCCACAGAGAAAGGGAGAAAGTGACCTCATTTGTTTTCTGAGTGCTCAATTTCTGATCCCAACGCGTAAGTCGCATAACTAACTCCTTAATGAAAGGAAGAGGTTCGGGAACAGTCAACCCTGGGAAGGGCCGACTCTCGAGCGCACTACTTATTAGGTAGGTGCGACCAAAGAATCGAAGAGCTCAGAGGCAGGCCCAGACGTAGCCGCTGCAACGCTCGTGGAAATATTTCCAAGAAGGTTCACAAGGATCTGTCGGGCCAGGCGTCGGTCAGTGACGGTCGATCGTTGATGCAAAAACGCGGTTGTAACAAACGTGTTTTCGTAAGCAACTTTCGGAGCCGCCGTATAACCGGCCGCATTTTGGTTGGTCACCGCCTCCATAACGGGAACGACCACTCGTGTCTCACACTTATACACACCGCTTTTCAGCGTCTCGAGCTTCATTGAAGCCCGAACTTGTGCATAAGCAGGGACAGTCGCACTCATCTCACGCCACTCAGCAATAACAGAGTTATCCTTGCGGGTAACACTGATAGCTGTAAGAGTGTGCGAGACGGGTGTACCGGCACCGTCAAAGACGGTGATATTTGCAATGGCAGACAATTAAGTCTCCTAGAAAGGAAGATCAATAAAGATTGGCTCTTCGAGATAACTGATGGGGCGAAGCCCAATTAGTTACCAACAAAGAGACCGCGTTGGCAGCTCGCTTCCACGACGGCACGTCACTTAGCCTTTTAAAGCTAGGGAGAGGTACCGACAGTGAGGATGATACTGTTCGCTGCATGGAAACAGAAGTTTCCGAACAGCCACCATTCTGACTCTCTACATAGTAGTCAGTCGGGAAGGTGATAACAGAACGACTTCCCCGTTGATGACGGGTGGTCCTTTCCATCCTCGTGGTGACGAAAGTTCCAGTTAGAGAACTAACAAAAGAACGGGCGCTAAGGTAGTTACCGATCGGGATAAACCAATCAGCGACAAATGACCAGGGAGTCAACTCCCAAGCCACACTTAGCGGATCAAGTAGACCGGACATTTGCGCCACATTAGCCTCGCTGAGTCTTGCGATGATTTGCCCCGTAGAACGGGACTCACCGCTACACTCTCCGAAGCCGGGTGGTATAATGACACGATGTTTCTTGACTTGCCTCACTTTGTACGACTGCACTAACGGAAATTCAAGGTGTTTCGCGAGAAACTGCGCACCACCATGGACATCCTCGAGCAGAGGTAACCACCCGTACTGGAGCATAAGCCAATTTTGAGCCACCGTCTTATGGACGGAAACTTTTGGATTGAGCTTAGAGGCACCCAAGTAACGTACGGCAGATGAGAAATCGCCTCGCTTTACAGCTTTTAGGGATTGATAGATCCTCGTTGCGTTGTCAGCAATCATCGAGAGAGCTTCTCGGCCTTCGCCGAGGAACACACCAAGATGAAAGTCTGAGCCCGCTACTTTGGACCTAAGTTTCCCTATTAGAGCGATATCATCATTGCCCGACCAGGCCGTGGACGAATCAACAGCTGGCACCCCTGTATACACCGAGAATTGTGTATCCGTATTGGATACTACCCCCGGTGGAACATAGGAGAAATGCTTACGCATTACCAGCTCTTGAGTCCGTGTTATCCTGGACATCGTATAAGGGTGGTCTGCCTGGTTCACCCGCGACATTGTCGTCCGATTTTGTCGGACGTGGAGGATCCTTCGGATACGCGCATAACCCTCTTCAGGTGTTATGTACATACCGAAATCTTGATGGATCCGTCGCACAAGATCGTTCCCCTGGTAAGGGGAAACTTTTCCTGTACTGACTCGGTACCTAACTTCTCTTGTACCTACCTTCTCAGGTATATACTTATAAGTTAGTCTACCATCCACCCTTTCAGTCTTATAGTGAGCCTTCGATATGCTGAAGGAATACCTATAAGTATTATAAACGGGAGGCACCGCCGGATTATCAGTTCCAGGCCACGTTTTCACGTCGCTGGTTCCTAACTTCGGTGTCGGCCCCCCACTGTTTATAACTGAGAACGACGGATAATAATATTCCGTCCTCTCCTGATAGGGAGTGTACGAGCTATAGGTCTTCGTACCTGACGTCACTTAAAAGCCCCCCATCTCTGGGTCCGGCTTGATATCCTCTCCTTCTGAGTTTTCGTGTCTAACCGAGGCTCTGCGACCGGACGGGTAACCTACCACGTCCCATCGTATGTCCCTCGGGTTGATACGTCGTTCAGGCGGAGAGTCTAGTTCCCCGAACCCCGACTGGGGTTCCGTCTTGGACACTCCTGCTTTCGCAGGGTGTACCAAAACGCTCGGACCTTTC